GATGTTCGAGCGCACCCATTCTTTGGAGGCCAGCGGATTGGGGCCGCTTGTAAGTTCCATCGCCAGCCGCGCCATCTGCATTTTATCCTGCGGCAAGTCCGGCTCAACAGTAACTTCCCACTCCATGTGATCAGGAATTTGCGCCGGATTGATTTCCAACTCATTCCCCTGCGCCTTCGTGTAATACGCCTGATTGTCGTCCTTCAACCAAATGAAGGCCTTCCTCATTATGGCAGATAACAAAATCTGCATCTTCTCTTTGACGCCAATCAGCGGAAGTCTGCCAGACTGGGCAAGCAGGGACACCATTGAAAAATTATTTGCGCCGCTGATTGGCTGCCCCAACGCCTGATCATAAAGCGTACTGTCTGTGTAGAGTTGATTAATCATGTTCAACATCTGCACCGAGTCGGCGTTCAGGACTTCCTTCATCAACGGCCTGATATTTGCCCCAGGCGGGACATTCAATACCGAACCAATGACATTATGCTGGATGATGTCTAACTGCTGCCCTTCCGCTCCCTGCATGAAAACAAAGCCGGCGTTGATTAGTTCCTTTACGTTAGTCATCATGGCCGTCAGCAAAAGGCTTTGACTCCTGGCAATGCCGCTTTTCAATACACCATACAAAAGCGGTTCACGCTGGCGCAGTTCCTTATCAAATAGCGCGCTGCCTTCAGCCGTGATGGTTTCAATGGGAATAAAAGACAGTCCATGCGGCTCGGCCAGAATTGGCGTGCTGCTGCCTTCAATCCAGACAAAGCGGTTTACCTCATCCCACCATTCGCAATACACAACCATCGTGGATTTCTTTGTCTTCAATTCCTCTGCGCGCCATCCCCACTCATTGTACACGTCAAACGCCCTGCGATTCATGCGCTTGAAATATGTTGTAATCCCGTGACGGCCGCGAATACCAATACCATACATCGGATTGATACTCTCGAACAGGTACGGCGTAAAGCCTACCATTTCTTCCGCCGCACGGACACGGCCTTCCCACTTGCGCTTTTCCCTGTCGCCCGCTTCTTTCAACCCCAACTCCGCGGCCTTCAACAAATCCCGCGTTGATACAACTTGCACCTGCATTTCGTCAAAAAGAAATCCGGTGAGGGCTAAATCCCTTTCAACTTTATTTCCCTGCATTTTATTCGAGCGCGTCCACATCAAGTTTGCGAGTTTTTCCAGTTTATCGCTTTCCTGATCCACAACCGGAGTATTCTTTTCCTTCGGCAAAGCAAACTGCGGGGAAGTGGATGTCAGCAATCGCGTTGCGCCCAGCACCTTGTTATGTCCGACAGGCGAGATGGTCTCGACAACCGATGGATTTGTAAACGAGTTTGTGTTATCCATGAAATACAGGCTGGCGTATTTGTCACGCTCTATATTCAGCGTTTGCAACTGCAAAATCAAATCCCTGGAATTATCACGCGCCTCAACCCAGCCATCCATATCAAAATCAATCTTTGTCATTTTATTCATCCTCTCTGCATCCACGCGGCCCCAGCCAGCGCGTCACGCGGCTCGGCACTTTTGACTATGCCGGCGCGGCGATATACGCTCCAGCCCAGCGCGCCGGCAGCGATACTATCCGGCAAATGATGAGACGAGCCGCTCGAATAAATATCCTCAACGCTGGCGTATTTGTGTTCGCCATACGCAAATCTAATGAATGGATACACAATCTCCCCATGCTCGCACGCAGTAATATAACGGCTCAATAATTCCGAACGCTCACGCCCAACCATCACCACGCCATCCGAACCGACTTTCATGTATCCGCCAATCACATCGCCTATACCTGTTTTATCGTAGCGCGAACCGCCTCTGTATCTCCCGATTCGCTCCTCAAATTTTGACACCATTACCGGCCAGTCCAGCCTGCCCGTTCTCTCCCAGGCTACGCACACCGCCGGATTCACATCCACGCGAAACGTTGCGATAACCGTCCAGTCCTGCGCCCGCGCCCAATCCACGCCAGTTGCGTACCTGCCGTTTGTGTCCGGCTTCTCGATTTCAATATACTCATTTGGATTACCCTCATATTCGCCAAGCGAACGGTCGAACATCCGCTCAACTGCCGCCGGTTGTATTGCACGGCTTCCAGCTGCCGGCTCCTGTAAATCGTATTCAGTTTGCCACATTTGCGCGGAAACTTCATTTCGCTTGCGCTCGATTTCCTCCAGCGGCAGCCATCCATGCGGCTGAGACGTCTCGCGCCAGCACCATTCATGCACAGGCCAGTTTTTGGCGGCCGCGCGCCGCAGCACCTCAGTCATCGTCCCATCTGAATATTGGCGGGTGGACGACATCACGGTTTGCGCAGGCACACCGCGCTGTGACATTGGCTGTCCAAGCGCGGCGTCGAGAATTGGCAAATTGATTTCGTCTATCTCATCCAGCCGCAGGCGGGCAGGATGAGGGCCGCGCACGCTGGTTTGCGACGCCATCAACGCGGTTACTTTTGCGCCATTCATCAGCCGCGTCTCCGTTCGCGCCTCTCCCTCCAGCACATAGGCAGGCGCATTATCGTATGCCCAAAATCGCTGCATATAATCCAACACGCGCCGCGATTGCTCACCGCTGCCGCCAAGCACGTTGACATCTACACCATAAGTCACAGCCTCAGTCAGTCCGAGCAGCGCAAGCAAAAAAGACTTTCCTGCAAACCCGCGCGAGCCGTGCCACACGACAACCGGCGAACGCGCAAAATACGCGTCACAGAATGCGCGCCAGGGCGTGGAGTGATTCGCGCACACCTGCACGTCGGGAATCGTAACGCCCCATGCCAGCCGCACAAACTCGCGCAGCGTATCCTCAGTCGTTATCGGGAGATGAAAGTTGTGTTTGATTGCTGTTGTCGTCATCCTTATGCTCGACAATCTGAATAATGTTGAACGCTTTGCCTGCGGTGGTTAAATCAATATTATCCCCGTACCTGTTCCGCCGCCGGCGTGTCAGCCACCAGCGCGCCGTCGCCTCATCACCGTTGCGGATAGATTTGATGAGCGCGCTTTCAGCCATGTCATCAATTGTATCCTCCTCATCTCTCAGCATTTGTTCCAATTCGGGGTTGCTTTTGATAAACTCGCGCACAGCCCCCCAGGAATACCCGGCGCGCTTTGCTATAAGAGTAATCACGCCGCCGCTGTCCGGAATGGCAGCCTTCACTTTTGCATACGATATTTTGGGACGCGTCATCTATTCCTCCGCGCCTGATTACTTCGCCGCAAACTGCACCAGCCGCGTAACTAAATCACCGATAACAACAATGCTGAGAGCCGTCAGTTTGCCGTCCCACGAAAGCACCTTATCGCGAATGGAGGCAAAACCGGGCTTGCCGTTGCCGGCCAGCAGCCTTTGATGTTCGGCAACCAAATCGTCAATATGCCGGCGTGCTGCCAACTCCTGTTGTATCTCTATCAGTTTTTGCATTATCTCATCGTGTCGTGTACTGCGCTTGGCTGCCATACGCCCGCCTATTTATTGCCGCTCAAACGTCCTGCTATACGAGAAAAACGAAGCCGCCGGCCGCAGCACATGTTTATACCCGGCCGCGCTCGCCCAGATTTGAATCAGCAGCCCCAGCAATTGCACTGCATAATTGGCGTATATTTTCAATTGCTCATCCAGGCCGCCGAAATCAAAATCCGGGCGGAAAATTTTGAGAACTACGAACGCGACAAACAGCGCAAGATTGATTAGCACTTGCGCGTCGCCGCTCCTGCCATCCGGCAGGATTACAATTTTGCCAGAGGTGAGAATAGCAGGCAGTTTCAGCAGCGTCACAATCGCCAGCACCAACGCGCCAACGCCGCCATAGCCGAGAAAGAGTTGAAGCAAATCAGACATATTATCTCCTTTGCAAAATAAAAGCGGGGCGCAATCACGCGCCCCGCCGTTTCCGAATCTGTCAGGCTGAAGGTATTATATCATGATTTGCCAGTTGGATATTTTGCGCATCAATTATCTTCATCTTCATCTTCAATTTGTTCCATCGCCCAATAAGCGCAATCAGATATACAACTGCTGGTGGAGAATGTAAATCCATCAATTTCAATTTTGACATCATCGCCATATTCATCATATAGCAGTTTTTCAATTTCATCATAGAAATAATCGTATGATGCGGGTGTTGGAGGGGTTGTCATATTCAACCAATCAGCAGGCATGTTGTTGGGTTCAATGGCGTACCATAAATCTGATTTTGAATTTTGTAATTTGAGGGTTGACATTTCAATCTCCTGCCCCTGTTTGGCCGGGGCCGCCTCAATCGAAAATTAAACTAGTTGGTTTTCACGCTAAAACCGATAAAACATCTTTTCAGATTATCAATTACCTGCGAGACCTGGAGGTTATCGAGCTGCGAGAAATCAGTCTCCTCCAATTCTGCAATTCGAGCGAAAAACGCGGTTTTTGCATCCTCGTATGAAACGTTCTCGAATTTATACGGGTTGTAATTCCGACCGTACAGACTGGTCAACATCCACTCACGGCGGGGGGTCTGATAAAATTTCAGAGCGTGTTCGCGGAGTTCAGGTTCACCATCATATTCAAACGGCTTACTCAAATATTCAGATGTCTTGATTTTGTTGATGAGCATTTTTACGTATTCGATTTGTTTTGTGGTAGCCATTTTTATCTCTCCTTTTGATTTGATACTCTAATTATATCCATAATCAAAAATTTGTCAATACCGAATTGACAAATTTTGTCTAGTACTTTGGTACTATGACAAATGTTCTAACGCGCGTCTTGTTGGGCAGACTGACTGTTCTCTGAATGCTTCTTCCTGCCCGCGCCGATATTCAGACAGACAGTGGGCGCACCGGCACGGTAATTCGCTCGCCATGTCAATTCCATCATACATTGCATCATCGTATCCGCATTGCCAAGCGTCAAAATTGAATTTAAAAACTTTGTCATTTAAACACCTATTATTTAGTCCTTTCATCTGCCGAGACTTTGAAATGCGTTGGCGTTCCGCGCTGATTGAATCGAATGCCGACAATCTGCTCGCAATCTCCGCTAATCGCCGCGCGTTTCCCGGCCACCAGCAACTCGGCAAATCGCCGCAGCATATTGGCCGGGATAGCCTCCAGAATCATGGCCTGGATATCATCGGGTATCATGCCTATCCTCAGTGGCAGCAGCAGGGGCGGCAGTAGCAGCGGCGGCAGATGGCTGGATTGGCGGCGGCCTCGATAACCTCCAGTGCCTTCTCCAGGCAAATGTCGTTATATTCAGGATAGCCAACTAACATCTGCATTTCAATGTTGCTCGCCAGTTCCATGCGCTTCCTGTAGACCGGGCTGTCCCAGGGACATGAAAGCAGAATCTCGATAGCCTGCTCGCAAATTTCTCTCTGTTCGTCTGTCATGGCTCACCTATTAAATTGCCCGCCCACCAACTCTCACTGGCGGACGGATACTGGGCAGATTTAGAATTTGTAGTGGTCGATGGCAAATTCGATTGCTTCTTCGATCTCTTCGTCAGCAAGCCCACGCTCGCGGGCTTCAAACCAAACCGCTTCCTCCAATTCCTCTTTGCAATTCAATTCCAACAATCCGTTTTCTACGATGTGCGTAAGAATTTCTGCATATATTTTGGTATTCATCTTTTTCTCCTTGCCCCTGTTTGGCCGGGGCCGCCATTTGATTGATATATTCTAATTATATCCATAATCAAAAATTTGTCAATAGCGAATTGACAAATTTTGAATAGTACTTTGGTACTATGACAAATGTTCTAATTTATGCATTCCAGCCAACGCCGATTTATCCAGCCTCTTTCAATCTGCGCCCATGCGCCCCCGTCTGCCGCCTGCGCCTGCACGGCCACCTCTACAATTTCCCCATAATGGAGATAGCCAACAACCGGATATTCCACGCCCGGCCCCTCGCGAACATACAGCGAATCGGCGATAACCAGGCACACCAGCGGGCGGTTGGTGGCGGAAACAATATTGCCCGCAACTGACACACTCGCCGGCTGGCAAGCCGTCAACGCCGCCAGAATAACGCAACTAATAATCAATCGCCGTCCCATTTCGACACCTCCAGCCCATCTACCAGCCATTCGTCCCCACGCACCTCAATTACATGGTTCGGAATACTAATCGCAACTAATAAAAATCCATTGAAAACCCGCGCGCCACTAATAGGAAACACTGACACGTGTCCCTGTATCAATGCCAACCGCGCCACTAATTCGCTCAAATCGCTTCCGTTCGAGCCGGCGGGCTTCGTCTGCGTAGACTCCACCGCCGCGCTTGACGTTCTCGAGTGTTCCGAGATACCGGACATAGCATTTGCCTTTCCCCGGCTCCCACCGCATCAGACGCAGCGAGAACCAGCGTTGTTTAACTGCTACCAGTTCAACCCACGTTCCAGATTTATTATTAGTTGCGCCCGCTGGACGACTATCCAATCCATTCAGCCACGCAACTAATTCACCATCGCCGCCCGCCGCTACTGCGGCCTGGTAGGGTTTGCCTTGTTGCCGTTGCCGTTCGCGCTCGCCACAATGTCGCCGAGATAGTCCTCTCCAGTGATACTCTCAATCTGCGCGCGGAGTACCTCTCCCTGACCGGAATCAATCATCTGCTGCAAATCTTTTGCCAGCTTAATCACGGCGGCTGTGCCTTCTTTTGCCATCTCAATGGTTTTCAATCTCTCCGCATGGTTGGCTTTATTAGCCGTGTTGCGCTGATAGCGTTTCGCCACCTCGTCATTAAACACATACGCCACGAACGCCACAGCGTGCAGTACGCCAATTCCAACCAGGCTGATTAGCAAAACCACCTCGAACACGCCGCGCAGGTTGCTGCTCAGTGCGTTGAAATAGATGGAGGCGTTCACGACGGCGGCCAGAATGCCGATAAGCAAAGTGGACGATATACTGATAATCATATCCAGCGTCGAGATAATTTTCTGCCATCGGCCGGCATACGGATAAAAATGCCCAATCCATGCCACCGATAACGAACCAACGCCGACAGCAAAAGTTACCAGCCCATATAGCCCATTCGTAAGCGAGCCGACCAGAATAGCCGCAATCAAATCGAGTATGCTGAGCATTGCAAATGCCGCAACGCCAACAATTGTGAGGGCAATTTTGGATGGCTCTTTTTCCTCTTTCGGCTTCTGCCTGACAAGACTAACGGCAACTTTAGCGACTTCCTTTTCGAGTGTGTCTTTAATATCCATTTTTTCATCCTTTCTTTTCTAATATCACCGCGTCCGCGACACGGCGTTTTACCAATCCGTTGACATCCTGCCCGTCCCACGTTCTGGCTGTTACGCGGCCGAACATCTCATCTATAATTTCCGCCCGTATCCAGTGGGCGGGGGATGGGCAGTACCAGACAAACATCAACACCTACCACCTCAAAACAATATCGCGCAGAATACTCATCGCCTGCGTATTATCGCCACGCTCCAAACATTTCAACGCAGCATAAATCATGGACTGCGTTTTAGGCATTATCAGATATTCGGTAACGATGGCAACCGCCTCATCCGCTCCGTACGCCACCGCGCCCATATACCCCTCCATCTGCGCTGATACCAAAAATTCCTGTTGCGATTCAGACAAACCGCCATCCCGCTCCTGTTTGCGCTCAATCGTTTTAAATTCCAATGCAAGCCCCAGGTATCCGCCACGCCCGCTCAAAAATATAGTATCTGAAACGCCAGGAACCAGCCCCTCGCGTTTCAATTTATTCATCTGCATCGCTTTTATTCGCCTGTCACCGGCGAGATTCGCTCCATTCGGTACGGCAAAAAACAATGGATGTAATTCCGGGTGGGTTGGCAACATGCGATTAATCCAATCAAAAAATGTCGCCTGTTCGTTATGCTCGCTCATATCCAATCACCTCCAGCACTTCACGCAATAATGCAATCGCCCGTTCCCGTTTCTCGGCCGGCAGTCCAACCATCTCACGCCACACGCCGACAAACATGCGCGGCAGGCCGGTTTTGGCAAACTGTTCGCGCTCCTCGTCCGGCTCCGAAACGCGAAATACTGTCTCGATTTCATCCACGCTGCAACGATTATCGAGATAGTATTGAATCACCTCATCCGGTTTGTGCCATTGCCGAGCATGGTTGTATACGCTGTACGGTACGCGTTCATCCGTTTCGTCACGCCCAAACGAAATGAACGTGTAATAGCATTGCGCGATGGTGGACGCGGCGCGGCCAACGCGCTGGCCGATGGCGGCATATACTAACATCTTCGGCATTCCTCGGCTAATCCAATCCGCCGCCACACTCCCCCAGTACCAATGGATGTTATCCGCCGCAGTACCGGAGGCGTCCAGTTTGGCAAGTTCATCTTCCGGCACCGATTCATAGATTCTATGAATTGTCCACTCTGCCATTATCTCTCCTGACGAATATCCGCCGCCGGCCGCCGGGGACTTCATATCCCAAATCTCTCAAAATAGCCGCAACGGTGTTGGTTGAATGCCGGCCGCCGCCCTCGCGCTGCAATATGTCTATTATCTCCCGCAGCGACAGAACCACAGCCGGACGCGTTTCACGCTCCACAATCTCTTTAATTCGCCGCTTCAAATTCATTTGAATTATTCTACCACTACACCAGATTTTTTGTCAATCTGCCAACGGGTTTTTTGCTTCCGCAATTATGGCAAACTACATCGTAGGCGTGCAGATTATGACGATAGCCGCATTCAGCGCAACGCCACTCCACAACGCGCGGCGTGTTTGCTGTTCCCCGGCATTTATAGCAGTACAAACTGGTGGCCGGCTGGCCGCACATGATACATGGCCTGGTTTTTACACTCATACCCGCCTCGCCTGTCTGATAATTGCATAAACATCGTTCGGTTTCATGCCCGCTGACAAAATGTAATCGTCTATTTTTTCCGGCATCGGCAAATAACGTGCTTTGATTTGTTTGGCAAAATCATAGGCGTCATGCTCCGCGCCTGGGTCTGGAATAACAACCACATTTTTGCCGCCCAAATGCTCCAGCAAAATTTTGAATTGTGTTCTCCCTGGCACGCCAATCACCTGTATATCCGGTTCGCTTAAACTAGCCCATGTCACCATTGCCTTAATTTCCCCCTCTGTGACGATAATCAATCCGCCGTCATAGCCCATCTCTGGAATTGCGAGAAACGGCGGGAACGCTCCAAGTCCAACACGCTCCGGCCTGTATTTATCATTCGGCTTTTGCGGATTAAGCAGACGATGTTTGATGTGCAGTAATTGTCTCTGTTCGTCCAAAAATGGAATGGTAAGGGTTGGAGTATGATAGCCGTCACCGACTACAAAATCATCACACGCGCCAAGCAGGAAAAAATCCTGCATCCCCTCGTCCAATCCACGCTCCAGCCATTTTTGACGTCCCCACTCCGGCATGTGTTGATGATAATACAGGTGTTTCTCGGCAACCTGCAATTCGCGCCGCGCTGCCTCCAATCGCTGCTGTTTTTCCTCTAACTCTTTTCTTGCCCGCTCCATGCGCTCATCGGCCAGTCGCTTCATCTCGACCGGATCATACTGCGTATCACCGCCAAGAAACTCATACGCGCGTTTGAAATCCCAGCCACGCCACACCTGGACGAATGTTATCGCATCGCCTCCCCCGCAGTCGCCGGAAAAGCAATGCCATAGTTGGCGTCCGTTTTTTTGATAAACCGCAAAGCCCGTCTCGTTATGTCCGCCATGCAGCGGGCAGCGGCTTCTGTATTCGGGGCCGGCTTTGTGAAATCTCGCCCCAGCCCGTTCAGCAAGTTCCAGTAAGTCCGTTTTTTGTAATACCGCTTCGACGTTCATTCGTCCTCCTTATTGAGCATGATGTTTTTTAATTCAACTTCATCGAGACGATTGTACTCTGGCGCAAAATTCACCCACTGCTTGAAATTTTCCGGCCCCATTTTGCGCTTTAAGACGCTTACCACCATCTGAGTATGACCAACAACAGGAATGTCGTCCATTGATTCGCCCTGCGATTTGTAGTGGCTCGGCCGCATGACGCTAATCATGCCGTCGCTCTGCTGCTCAATGCTGGATGTCCACTGCCCATCGTCCATTTGCGGTATTGGCACCTCGCGCTGGTCAACCTCGCGGCGCGCTTGTACGCCAATCACGAACCGCGTTGCAAAATCGCCGGCCATGTCTTTGAGTCCATTCACCAGGTCGCCGTAAAATTGCACCCAGTCGCGTCCGTCCGAACGGAAACGCTGGAGATAATCAATAAACACACAATCTATCTGCTGCTTGATTGTGTCGCCCTGCCAGCGTTCAATACTCTCCAGCGCGCCGCGCAATGCCTGCTCATCGAGTTTGATTTTATCTCTGCGCCGACGCATGGATTTGCCGGCAAACCATAACGAGTCTGTGTGCAGCCGGCGCAAACTGCTCTTCACGCTCCCCCATTGCTCCTGTGTCAATTTGCCGTTCGCCATGTCAGTCGCGGAAACCCCATCCTCGGCGGCAACATGAAATAATCGCAGTTCTTCAACCAGTTGCTCCAGTGTCCAGTACAAAACCACATCGCTGCTGCCGCGTGACGCCAAATCCCTCGCGCGCATCCGCGCCCAGCGCAGCATGAAACCCGTCTTACCATTGCCGGGACGCCCCAGCACTGTAATAATCTCGCCACGCTTGACGGGCAAAAAACCTTTGCGGTCTTTCAGACTGTAATCCATGCTTTGGATGTACAACGGCATTCCATCGCCATCATTTTTTACAATGTCGTCAATATACAATTCTGTGGCGTTGCTTGCCTCAAGCGGCGTAAATACAAGTCTACTGTAATCAGTTGTCATAATTCACGCTCCAGTGTGGGGATTGTCCGCACGGCTGGCTTTGGCGTCTGCTGCGGCTGCGCCACAAACGCCCTCGGCCAGTGTTCCTTCATGCGCTGGGGCGACCAGAAGTTCATGTCAAATCCGGGCTGGCTTTTCAGCCAGCGCACAAACGTCTCCACCGACTCGCCGTGAATTTGCTGCCGCTCATCGGCAAACCTGGCAAATTCCTGCCAGCGTTTCGTTTCGGTGTTGACGCG